GCGCCCGTCACGAGCGCGATCGACTCGATTGCAGACCCAACCCCGAAGGTGACGGCGATCAAGCAGCGCATCCCCGGCACCATCTACTACCTCACCAACAACGTCCCGTACATCGAGCGACTGGAGTACGAGGCGTGGTCGCGTCAGGCACCTCGGGGAATGATGCGGGTGAGCATCCGTGAAGCAACCAAGTATCTAAACGACGCCGTGCGCGAGAACACCAGGAGATAGCACAATGGCATCAGAAGCATTTACCTCTGCAGGCACCACGATCGGTATTGTCTCGGGCGAGCCGAGCACCTACGACGACACCGGCTTTGAGGCCCTTACCTTCGAGACCATCGGCGAGGTGACTGACCTTGGCGAGTTCGGCCGTGAGTACAGCCTTGTCACCCACAACCCGCTCGATGGCCGTCAGACCGTCAAGCGCAAGGGTTCGTTTAACGACGGCTCGATCTCGATGACCGTCGCCCGTGTTCCTTCAGATGCGGGGCAGACGGAGCTCATCAACGCGCTCGACAGCGATGATAACTATAGCTTCAACGTCACCCTCCAGAATGGCACCGAGCTGTATTTCGTCGGCCAGGTCATGAGCTACACGGCCAACGTCGGCAGTGTCGATCAGATCACCTCGGCCTCGATCACCATCGAGATCACCGACGAGATCGTCGAAGTCTCGCCCGCTTAAACGCTAGACCGGGGGTCTTAGCATGGATTTCTCTGCACTCGACACGGTCAAGGGCTCTGATGAGGGGGCCGCGCTCTATGTGCGGCACCCCATCACCCAGGAGATCACAGACGCCTGGATCAAGCTTGCCGGGCCGGACTCCAGGATTGCCAAAAGCCGTCGCGCGGACATCCGCCGGCGGTTTCGCAATCACCGCTCCTCCGACCTCGACCTCGATGCGCTTGAGCAGGAGGCGATGGAGACGCGCGTTGCAATGACGCTCGAATGGGGCGGCATTGAGCTCGATGGCGAGGAGCTCGCGTTCACACCTGAAAACGTCCGCACCGTCTATGAGCGATTCCCCTGGCTTATTGAGCAGGTGGATAGCTTCCAGGGCGATCGGGCCAATTTTATGAGCACCAACTCCGAGTAGCGACTGACTTTGTCCGCTTTCGCGCGTGGCTAGAGACAACGCCTGAAAAGCAGCATCGGCCGCGCGCCGAGGGCTACGAGGGCAACTGGCCGCCGATTGGCGCAATGCCTGAGCTGGTGCAGTGGCTCTACGAGATAGGCCCCATTGTCCAGGGCGGCATGGGGCCGGTGCCGATCGGCTGGCAGGACATCGCCGCCTGGCAGTCAGTCACGGGGTTGGTACTCGCGCCTCACGAGGCGCAGGCCATCCGCACGCTCTCAATGGCCTACGCCGACCAGCACCACCGATCCAAAGACGCCAACTGCCCCTGCCCCTGGGCTGATCCAACGCAGGTCGACCGCGAGGCGGTGGCAGACAAGGTGAGCGAGCAATTCCGCGCATTCTCACAGCGAAGGAAAAACAATGGTAGACGTCGCAAGGCTGCAGGTTGAAGTCGATACGCGGCCGGTGAACAAGGCCCAGCGCGATCTGGGCAAGTTCTCCAAGGCCTCGACGACAGCCCAGCGCGCTACGGATAACTTCACCTCGACGCTTAACACGCTCACTCGTGTGCTCGGCGCCGTGGGGCTGACCGTCGGCACGCAGCAGCTCATCGCCTTTGGCAATGCCGCCCTGCAGTCCGCTCGCTCGATCCGCGATCAGTCCCAGGCGCTTGGCGTGACCGCCGAGCAGTTCCAGCGGCTCTCGTTCGCATTCCGGCTGGTGGGGGCCGATTCGGCGGACGTCTCGGATGCGTTGATCACGATCTCTGACCGCGCCGAGGATGCCAAGTCAGGCATGCAGTCGTTTATTGACGACTTCGCGATGGTGGGCATCGAGGTCGATGACCTGCGGTCCAAGTCTCCTCAGCAGCTTTTCAACACCGTCGCCAACGCGGTGGCTGGCGCGGAAACGCAGACCCAGCAGCTCGCTGTGGCCGCGCGCATCTTTGGCGATGATCTCGCCCGGCGGCTTTTGCCGCTGCTCCGGCGCGGAGCTGATGGCATTGGCTCTTTAGGCACGCAGGCTAATATCGCCTCCAACGAGACGGTGGAGTCGACCGCGCGGATTGCCGAAGAAGTGGCAATCATGAGCGATCAGATTCGCAGCAGCCTCGATAACGCATTCCTTGGCTTTGCCTCGGAGAACGAGGCGGAAATCCGGCGGCTGTTAGCGACGATCCTTGAGCTCTCGGCCACGACCGTCGAGAACATCGACAACGTCGCCGGCCCGGCCGGGTACGGTCTCATCGGACGGCTATTCTTTGGCAAGGGGTTTGGCAAGATCGGGCTGGCGCTGGGAGCGACCGAGCGCATGATGAATGAGCTCGTCGAGCGCTTTGGCACCGGCCGGATCGAGGACCTGGAAAGCCAGCTCATCCCAAAAACGGAGGGCCGGATTGCCGACCTGCGCTCGGAGGTTGAGGAACTTGAAAACCTGGGCTTCGGCGATGTGCCGGCGGTCGAGGGTTACCGAGAGCAGATTCAGCATCTGAGCGAGGACCTGGCGGGCTACCGCAAGGAACTCGACCGGCTCCGCAACGGGGGTGATGCCGGGCCGTCTTTGGGCAACTCTGCCGCCGATGCTCTGCGTGATGCAGCCGAGGCCACACGTAACGGCATTGAGATGCCATCGCGCTCACCGGCTGGGGCACAGGCCGGGTCACAGCGCAATCTGATTAGGGGTCCTGAAAGCCTAGCCCATGTGAACCTTATTCAGGACATGGAGTTCTCGGGTGTGCAGGACTCTTTCTCGGGCATCGAGAAGTCCGTCCAGCAGATTACCGATGAGCTACCTGTTTTCGACAAAATGATGCTCTCGATTGGCGATTCGGTCAGGGACGTCGCCGACACCATCGAGAATAGTATTGGCGACGCGCTTGAAAACTTGATCGTCCGCGGCGAGTCCGCATCCGACGTGTTCAAGCAGCTCGCGCAGGACATCAGCGCGGCCATCCTGCGCCAGCAGGTCATCGATCCCGCCGCGAGTGCAATCACCTCGGGCATCTCTGGTCTATTCCCCGGCGGGGGTGCTGGCGATCAGGTCGCATCGACCGCGCAGATGCAGAGCATGAGTTTCCTTCCTGGTCGGGCGAACGGCGGCAACGTCTACGACGGCCGCCCCTACATGGTCGGCGAGCGTGGGCCCGAGCTGTTCGTTCCTAGCCAGGACGGGCAGGTCACACCAAACAGTCGGCTTGGCGGCGGCGGGGATGTCACGGTGAACGTGATCAACCAGAGCGGCGATCAGATGGAGGCCGAGCAACAACAAACCCGGCGCGGCCCCAACGGCGAGATGACCGTCGATGTGATGGTGAAAAAGTCAATGGAGCGCCTCGACTCCCAGGGTCAGCTCGACGGCATCTTCCGCCGTCACGGCGCACGCAGACAGGGGCAGTTCTAACATGCCGACATGGCCGAGCTCTCTCCCGCAGGAAGTCCACCAACAGGGCTTTAATATCGAAACGCCCAGCGGTGCCGTGCGCACCGAGATGGATACGGGCAAACCGTTTCAGCGCCAGCGATTCACAGCCGCCGTACAGCCTTTCTCAGCGCGCGTATGGCTTGATGCCGACCAGTACGCCACGTTCGATGAGTTCTATCGCGATACGCTCGGACAGGGCGCTCTTGAGTTCGACTGGAAGCACCCGATTACTGGCGATGCCACCGCCGTGCGCTTTGACGTGACCAACCCGCCGCGGATCACCGCGATTGCCGGCGATCAGTATCAGGTACAGATGCGACTGGAGATCATCCCGTAATGGCTTTATCACAGGGCGCACTGCAGGCCGTTCTGGCTTCTGCGACAGACAAGGTTTTTCTAGAGTGCCTGACGATTACTCATTCTGAGATAAACACCGTGCGGATCGTCAATGACTCTCAGGAGCTGCAAAGGTTTGAAGGCACTTACACCAACTTCCCGTTTCGTGTGATGGCCGCATCGCAAGCGGCAGACCGACCGCCGTCTATTGAAATCACAGCGGATGCTGTAGATCAAAGCCTTGTTTTTGCACTTAGGCAGCTTGCTGGCAAACGTGAGCGAGCGAACATTAAGTACGAAATCGTTTTGGCGGACACACCTGACACTGTGGAGTTTGGCCCAGTCAACTTTGAGTTTGAATCTCTCTCTGGAGACTCTGCGACACAAATACAGATTCGGGCGTCATTTATGAAAGGCGCTCTCAATGACGCTTTTCCAGCACTGCAATTTGCTCCAAGCAATGCCTCTGCATAAATACAGAGATTATGTCGGAGTTGAGTACGAGCCTCCGCATGGCTGTTTCCGTCTTGTTGAGCAGGTGTTTAGAGGCGTTTACGGAATACACCTTGGTAAGCAAGACGCCGGGCTAGAAACCGCACAGAACAAAGACAGAACAGCCAGAGTACAAAAAAAATTGGCTGAGATGACTTTGCAAGTTCAAGAACCTCAAGAGGGAGATGTGGTTATTGTCAGAGGGCGTCCTTGGCACATTGCTGTAGTCATTGCCCCTAACATGATGCTCCACAGCTATAACGGCGGAACTAGCTGTGTTGAGGACTACAACGATTGGCGTTGGGTCAACAGAATAGAAGGATTCTACAGGTATGTCGGTAACAGTACAGGCGAGTAAGCATCCGCTAAAACCTCAATGGGTCTATGCTGATGTAGAAGCAGGCCAGAGCATCTACGAGATCGCTGGCGGTGCGCCTGTCGCTGCTTATATAAACGGCAAGGAAGTTGCCGAAGAACTGCACCGCCTGACGCGCGTTAAAGACGGCGCGACGCTAATCCTATGGCCTGTGCCGCAGGATGGGGACATCCTACGAGTTGTCGCTGCTATTGGTGTTGCCGTCATAAGCGCCGGAGTGGGCGCAGGCACTATTGGCGGACTTAGCGGATGGCAGGCCACGACAGCAGCAGTAGGCATTTCTATTGCAGGCAACATGGCGATCAATGCGCTGATCCCGCCTCAGCAGCCCGAGCAGCCAGCAGCGGCAGAGTCCTTCAACCGACTAGAGGCGGTAACAGGTACTAGCAATCAGGTTGCTGCTTTCCAGCCTATCCCGCGCCTCTATGGCACCTTCCGGTTCTTCCCCTCCATCCCCATGACGGCAAAGCCCTTTACTGAGGTTGTGGGTGATGACCAATACCTTCGCATGTTGGTGTGCCTCGGCTACGGGCCACTAGACATTGGCGGCGTTACAGTAGGAGACGGGTACTCTCGGATTACTCGATCCAGTGAGTTTGTTGAGCATGAGTTCGAGAATGAAGCTCGCTGGAACACAGGCACATTCTCTGATGTCGTTGTGTCTGGTTCATCTCTGGAATTGGCTGACAGCACAACTCAAGGCACATGGACTTCGCCGCCTCTAAGTCTATCAAATGCTGTTTCTTATAGAGCATCGACGGTAAGGGTTCAGTGGGATTCAAATAACTCACAAACCGATGTGAGTCTTGAGGCGTCCATTGACGGTGGGGCCACATTTACCCCAATCACCTCTGGAGACCCAATCCCGGGCCTTTCTGCAAACGACGACTTGCAGAACGTCAGCGTTACTATCCGCATCACATTAAATGGCACAAGCTCAACAAACCCGCAGACTAGCGATACAACCTACACCTCTCCATCCGTCAACCTTTTAGATGTGCAGGTAGATGGCTCAACCGCCATTCCTTACGCTGGCGACCCTATTAAGATCGGAGAAACCGACATCAATCAATTCGATGATGTTGAGTACGAGATCGGTGCTCCAGATGATATAAGGCTCTACTCCAATACCGTCATTGAGTCGAACCCAGCGTTTACAACTCAGAACACTGATTTTGAGGGAATCTCTGACGATGGCGAGGTTACGCTGGTCGATCAAGAATCGGCAATTAGGACAACCGACACAGATGCCGACGAAATTAGCATTGACTTTACTGGTGCTTTGTATTCGGTAAACAAGAATGCCAAGACAACCTCAGCAACAGTAACTTTCAAGATTGAGTACAGAGAAGTTGGCACGACGGCCTGGATTGCTGAGAGAGAGCAATTTGATGTCAGCTCCAGTAAGAAGCAAACAATACGTCGTGGGTTACGCTGGAATGTGCCGACTGGGCAGTATGAAGTTCGGGTAACAAGGCTTCGCACGCGTCACTCAAACACAAGCTCTGTGCAAAACGAAATCACTTGGAGCGCTCTTCGCACAATACGCAGTGTCCGAGGGTTTGATGTTGACGGCACGGTCGTCATGGCGCTTCGTGTGCGAGCAACAGATCAGCTTAATGGCCGTATTGAGGACTTGTCTGTTGAGGCAACATCTGTCCTTGATGTTTGGAATGGCGCTGCCTGGGTTCCGCAGCCCACCAATAACCCTGCTTGGATTTATGCAGACATCTGGAGTGGCACAGCTAACCGCCGTCCTGTCCCTCAGAGCGACTTGGACACTGCCGCTCTTCTTGATTGGGCTGATTACTGCGAGACAGAGGGCTTTAAGTACAACGGCATATTTGACAATACCGGCACAACGCTAGATAGAGCCGGAGAGGTTGCTGGTGCTGGGCTTGCTTCGTGGGCGTTTAACCCGGATTCAAAGATCAGTGTTGTCAGGGACATTGTGCAGTCTGTCCCGAGGATGGTCATAAGTCCTAGGAATAGCTTTGACTTTAGCTTTGAGACATCGGCTGTAGAAATACCCGAGGCTCTGAGGGTCAGGTTTGTCGATGATACGACTTGGGAAAACGCCGAGCGCCTGGTGTTTGACGACGGGTTTGATGAAACAAACGCACAGAAGTATGAGACGCTTCAGGCTAAAGGCGTAACCAACCCAGACCAAGCGCACAAGTACGGCAGGTATCACCTAGCTCAGCAGCGCCTTCGCCCCGAGCGGTTTACCTTTAAGCAGGATGTACAGCATCTTCGTTACCAACGAGGCGACCTGCTGACAATTCAGCACGATGTAATGCTTGTTGGCCTGGCGGCTGGGAGGATCAAAGCTGTCAACTCCAACACTGAGATTGAAGTTGATGAAATCTTCCCTATGCAGGCCGGGGAAAGCTACGGCGTCAAGATTCAGAAATCTAACGGGCAACTTTCAACCGTTGGTGTTCTGACTGATGCGCCCGGCACAAAAACCCTCGTGCTCGACAACGAGGTGCTTAATCTCTCTCCTGATGATCTCGTAATCTTCGGCGAGCTTGGGAGGGAAAGCATCGATGTTAAGGTCACAGAGATTCAGCCAGAGGGCGACTTCCAAGCAACTGTCACGACTGTCCCATCAGCAGACAATGTTCTTGATGCAATCGACGGGCCTATTCCTGCTTACGATCCCGTCATAACGGAGCCAGTTGACCCAGACAGAGTTCCGCCTGAAAAGCCTGAAATTGATGATCCTGACATCAGGGGCGACGCAACCAGCATCACAAGCGTTGTCCGAGACGGGGAAGGTTCTCCGACAGCGACAGTCTATGTCAATGTTAGAAACTCAGCTCAGTTCGGCTCAAGTCAACAAAACCAGCTTCGCTATAGAGAGGTCGGTACAGATGGATATGATCTGACTGCGCCGCAAGACTCATCCATATTCCGAATTGACGGCCTGAACGTAGGAACGACTTACGAGTTTCAAGCTCGCGCGGTCAAAGGTGACCGGTTCAGCGAATGGTCTGACCCTGTTGAGTACGTCATCGAAGATGAGACTGCACTTTCGCCAGCAACTCCAACCATCACTAACCTTCTTCAGGTTGATGAGCAGTTGCCCCCGATTGGAACAGTTCAGTCGTATATTCTGGTTGACTACCAGCTTGGTTCGGGCGGAGCCACACCGTCTCTGGTTGAGGTTGAGTACGGCAGCCCTTCAACAGCGCCGCTTAGAGAAACTTATGAGCCAGAAGCGGCTGTCGTCAGGTTCCCTGTTAATACTTACGGAGAGACCTTCTTTGTCCGAATCCGCGCAAGGAGTGTCCACGGCTACTGGTCAGAGTTTAGTGATGACAGCACCATAACGCCTGTAGACCCAGAAATCACCAACGCTGACCTGATCCAATTCATCAGCAATGACATCTCCGAGTCTCAGTTGAGCCAAGACCTCAATACTCGGCTTGATGATTATGGTCTTGAAATCACAGAGCTAGAAGATCAGTACACTGTAAAGATTGACAATAACGGTGCTGTGGCAGGCTTTGGGCTTGCCAACGAAGCGACTGACGACAGTGGAAACTCATTCTCCGAGTTCTACGTCAACGCAGATCGATTCGCCATCCTCCCCCAAGGGGGCAACATCGGCTCTGATGACGTGGCACCGTTCATCGTGACGAACAACCAAGTGTTCATTGACGATGTACTGATTGCTAATGGCTCGATTGATAATGCGAAAATTGCGAACGCGGCAATCGATAGCGCAAAGATTCAAAACGGTGAGATCACTAATGCCAAGATTGATTTCGCTGCTGTCGATACGTTGCAGGTTCAGGGCAACGCAATAACCGCGCCTCAGTTCGCGTACAACGACACCGATATATTACTTGATGGCAACTATACGAGTGTTGTATCTGCGACGTTTTCTAATCCCACAGGGGATACAGCAGACTTCCTTGTAATAGGTTACATGAGATTTTTCAAAAACACCACAGATGTTTTTGTCTGGACATACAATCCTGTGGGATTCCCTAACGTAACTTCATCAGATACAGCCGACGGACACGTCACGATTTTTGATAGGTTCACTTTAAGCCCAGGCCAGACTAGGAACTTTGATATACAGGTAAGAGAAAAAGACAATTTTACAGACACAGAAGTTGCTTACGCATCGCTTTATTCAGTAGGTCTTGCGCGATGAAAACTTATAACTATGTTGTTGTGGATGAGAAAGGCAGTATTTTACAGGCTGTCCAGACACCTGTTGAAGATTACCAGACAGAAGATAACGATGCGTTCGTTGTAGACACCTTGCCCGAAAAGCTGAGCGATGCTTGGTTTGATCGAGACGCCGAAGAGGTTAAAGGAAGGGTGCCGATGGAACTGTCTGTTGACAGCAATACTATTAGCGGCATCCCAGTTGGTTCATGGTACAAAGTTCTAAAAAGCGGGCGCGTATCAGGAACCCTAGAGGATGACACGCTCACTGTTAATAGCGATGTTCCGGGTGAGCAGGTGATTATTATTATTCCGCCGCCGCCTTACCTGAGAGAAGAGGTCACAATCAATGAGTAGCGTTGAGGTCAATCGTTTTAACGACCTAGATGAGGCGAAAGTCTTTTACTTAGAAAAGATTGACTCAGCAGCAGGTAAGATTCGCTCCCGCCATATAACGGCAATACCCGGGCAAGATAGCACGTACGAGTATAAAAAGAGAGACGCTGAGAGATTTATCGCGGACGGCAGTCCGGAAGAACCCGAATCCTACCCTTGGGTATCTGCGGAAGCGAGGGCAATGGAAGGCACTTTATCGGAGGCCGCACAAAGCATTGTTGAGAACGCTAAGGCGTGGCAAAAAGCTGGCGCTGCGATAGAAGAGTGCCGAATGAAAGGAAAATACAAAGTAAGGGCATCATCAACGGCCAGAGAGGCTGATGCAACTTTTAAGAAAGCAGAGTCGGACATGGAGTCAATTAGCCAAAATCTCTCGATTGATTAAGGAATCAACTAATGTCTAACGCATACACATCCGCAGGCACAGAGATTTACATCTCTAGCGAAGTGCCTGACACCATCACAGGGCCGGACTTTAGATTCCTTGATTACAAGCGTGTCGGTGAGGTCACGGATGTCTCTGAGTTTGGCAAAAGCACAGAGGTGCTGACTTATCACGCCGTCGGCAGCGATGCGCCTGTGCGTGTTAAGGGGAAGGAATCATTTGATGGGTTCACGATGCAGATGGCTAACGTGCGCTCTGATCAAGGCCAGGCCGAACTGATTGCAGCATTGCAAAGCAAGCAAAACTACAGCTTTCGCCTTCTAGTGCCAGAGCCGGATACCTATTATTTCACCGCGCTAGTCGTCGATTACAAAGTCAACATCGGATCAGCCGACCAGATCAACTCTGTGGCCGTGACCTTTGCAGTCACCAGCGAGCTAATCGTCGATGAGGACTACTTTGTGGTCGAGTATGGCTATTGGGATGACCGCGGCCTTTGGTTCGACACAGACACATGGAATGATGGAGTTTAACAGACATGCCTACTTTTGCTAACAAAGAATCCGGCGCAAGCGTAAGAGAAAAAATTAACGAAGCTATTGTTGCTATCGAGTCCGTGGACAACGACGCACTTCAGGCGGTTGCTGACATTGAGCAGCAAATCACGGATGTAGCAGCGATTGACTCAGAAGTGGTGACTGTGTCTGGGATTAGCTCCGACGTCACTACAGTTTCTACAAACATTTCCGACATTCAAACTTTATCATCTGACCTTAATGGCTCTAATTCAGATATAAGTACAGTTGCAGCCAGCATTGCTAACGTAGAAAGTGTAGCGAACAACCTATCAGATGTTGTCACGGTATCTACTAACATCAGTGCTGTGAATACTGCGGCAGATAACATAACTGCTATCCAAACTGCACCGCAGTCTGCTGCTGATGCAGAGGATTCTCAAGGCTACGCTGAAGAGTGGGCTATCAGCCCGGAGGATACCCCTGTATCAGTGGACGCTGGTGGCGACGGCACAAATGACTTTTCTGCTCTTCACCACGCAGCTAAATCTTCTGCGTCTGCATCCGCTGCCTCTACGAGCGAATCTAACGCTTTTACTTCAGAGCAAAACGCAGCAACCTCTGAAAATAACGCTCTAACCAGTGAACAAAATGCTTCCCAGTCAGAGAGCAAGGCCGCATCGAGCGCATCCGCTGCGTCAACAAGCGAGTCCAATGCAGCGACTTCAGAGTCGAATGCTGCGTCTAGCGCGTCCGCTGCTGCTACAAGCGAGGCCAACGCCCAGACTGCCGAGTCCGGTGCCGTGTCGGCAAAGGATGATGCGGTTGCGGCGAAAAACGCTACCGAGAACATCTTCGACACTTTCGACGACCGCTTCCTTGGCTCTTTTGACACAGCGCCGACCACGGATAACGACGGCAATGCAATCGTCGCCGGCGCGGTCTACTACGACACCACCGAGCAGGCGGTTTTTTTCTACAACGGCAACGACTGGGACGCCCCGGCAGCCCAGGCCGAGACCTCGGCGACCAATGCGCTTGCTTCAGAGAATGCCGCGGCTGCCTCGGAAAGTAACGCAGCAGACTCAGAGACAGCAGCCGCTAACAGCGCCAATGCCGCAGCTAGTAGCGAAACAAACGCTCAGACAGCAGCGACCGACGCTGAGACTGCGCTAGACAATTTCACCGACCAGTACCTTGGCGCTAAGTCATCAGAGCCTTCGACAGATAACGACGGCGACCCATTGTCGACTGGAGCGCTCTATTACAACACTACAGGCGGACAGCTCTACGTTTGGGATGGCTCAGTCTGGCAGGACGCAGCTTTTTCTGCCCAAGGCACGGTGATCTCCTTTAATGGCCGCGACGGGGCAGTCACCTTACAGGCTTCAGACGTAACCGGGGCGCTTGGTTATACGCCCCAAGATCAGTCCGCAGCTTACGGAAGTACGGACTTTGACACAGACTTTAGCGGCAAAAGTACCGATGATTTAAGCGAAGGGACGTCTAACCTTTATTACACAGACGCAAGGGCAGACGCTCGCGTTAACAGCGGTATAAGCACTCATGAATCTGCTGCTAACCCTCACAGCCAGTACGCTCAGTCGTCATCGCTTGCAGCGGTAGCGACAACCGGCAGCTACGGCGATCTTGCCAACACGGCAGACTCGATCGGCGCTGATGAGCTCAAGGTGGCAACTTCTGGGACATCTGGGCAGGCGCTTCTGTCTGACGGCGACGGCACATTCAGCTGGGGCCAGGCGGGGAAAACAGACGCGGAAATCCGAGGCCTGTTTTCAGCCGCAGGTGACTTGAGCTACGACTCCGCAACTGGTGAGTTTAGCATTACTGCCACCGAGCGAGCTCTAGTACAAACGCCCGTCAACGAGTCGCCAAGCGATACGGCGACAGGCACGACGCTAACGCCCACGCTTGAGGCCTCCACCTACCGAAGCCTCTACGGCGTCCCGATGGCCTCGGCGCAGTGGCAGATTTCAGAAGTCTCCGATTTCTCGACAACGATCGTCGATGAGACCGTCTCTGGGACGAGCACGACGTATACGCCGAGCAGCAATCTCTCGACGCTGACCAACTACTACTGGCGCGTGCGCTACACCGATGAAAACGGGGACGCCTCGGATTTTTCTGAGGCCACCGAGTTTACAACGGCCGATATCTTTACCGATCAGCCAACCGTCACCTCGCCGGCTGACAACGCAACGGACATCGGCGAGACGCCAACGATTACCTCGTCGGCCTTTAACACGGTCAACGGCAGCGACACCCATGAGTCATCGCAGTGGGTGATTACTCGCGTTTCCGACAGTGTCGAGGTGTTCGATTCAGGCGAGGACACTAGCAACCTTGAGAGCATCGACGTGCCCGCGGGCGTGCTCGATGAAGGCCAGGAGAGCTACACCGTCAAGGTTCGCCACAAGGGCGCGACATACGGCTTTTCCGCCTACTCCCCGGAGATCAGCTTTACGACGGCCAGCGTTTTCTTTGACCCCGAAGATCCTGCCAACATCGGCTCGGCTTACGCGGGCGGTTACCTTGTCGGCATCATCGACACCGTTGCGGGCACGATCGACAGTCAGGACGATTACCAGACCGGTGAGCGGTATGCGCTTGTGGTTTCTCCTAAGAGCCTTGAGGACGCAACCAACCCGCCGTGGGATTCTCAGGATCGCACGGGCCAGGCTGGGTCGTTCACGCGCTGGGACGGGCTCTCATCGACAGAAAACATCCTTGCGAAAAACGACACCTCTTATGAGGCGTTTGAGCATATTCGCTCAATCCGCTCAAGCGATCCGGTGCCAAGCGATGGCGGCTCAGACTGGTATCTGCCGGCGATGGACGAGCTGGAGCTTATCTACCGGAACCTGAAGCCAGTGACGGCGGATAACTATACGGGCAACAACACATACACGTTCCCGGGCTCGCAAGACATCGGCTTTAACCCGTCAAGCGATCCTACAGCCTCGGCCTACACCGCGGGCGATCCATCGCAGACGAGTGTGACGGACTTCCAGGACGGCGGCGCTGAGGCGGTCGATCTTGAGCGTTACTGGTCGAGCACAGACGCAGATGAAGGAGGCCGTGCCTGGAACCAGCTCTTCACGTACTCTGGCTATGAGGGCTACCAGACTGCCTACTTCAAGGACAACACCGACCGCTCGGTGCGTCCCGTCCGGCGCGTCGTCCTTTAACCTTTGCCCTTTGAACTTTAATGGCAAAGTCGAAAAGCCTGCCTGCGTATAAAGAAGCGCAGAGGCTTGTCAGCACGCTGCATGAGACGACCAAAAAGGCGCCCAAGGAATTGCGCCATACGCTTGTGCAGCGTCTTTTATTTGAGTCCGTGGAGCTGATTGTCGATATCGATACCGCCAATCGACTCCAGGGGCATGCGAGAAGCAATCACATTGATAAAGCGCAGCGGCGTAATGCGCGCCTCGATGTCCTGCTTTTCGTCGCAATGGAGCAGCGCTGCCTATCCAAAGGCGCCGCCGCAAAAGCAATGGAGCATATCGATGGTCTCGGCCGCCAGCTTCACGGATGGTCCGCGCAAACCAGCAGTCAGATGTCGGGGTCGCTTGCACCAAAAGCGGGGCCATCTACGCGATGACCGCAAGCGTGTACGACGACCGCGTGCCGTTTCCGCTATAAGCGAGAGGGCGAAAGCCAGCTACCACCGGGTCGCATCCGGTGGATGCGTGAATAGAAACGGCGATG